ACGTATCTCGACAACCGCTTTCTGACGGCGGAGGCCATCACGACGCTCGAAGCCTTCAAAGAGACGGACGAGTACTACTACCAGGTCTATTGCCTCGGCCAGTGGGGCGTGACGGGCAAGACGGTATTCGACGCGAAAAAGGTGAGCGAGCGGCTGCTCATCGTCGAGCGGGCGAAGAAGCCGAGGCGCGGCTACTTCGAAAACGTCGTCAAGGAGGACGGCGTACACCTCGAGTGCTGGGCATGGGTGGACGATCCGGACGGCGCGGTGACGATCTACGAAGAGCCGGTACCGGGGAGGCCGTATGTCATCGGCGGCGACACGGCGGGC